TTGCGCCACGGCTACAGGTCCGGCCTTGAGGAGAAGCTCTCCGAGCAAATCAGGAAGGCCGGCCACGAGGTCCGCTTCGAGCAGACCAAGATTGACTACGTGGTCCCCGAGAACTGGCACAAATACACACCGGACTTTGTGCTGGACAACGGGATTATCATCGAGGGCAAAGGCATCTTTGATGCGCAGGACCGCGCCAAGCACCTGTACCTCAAGGCCCAGTACCCCGAGCTCGACATCCGGTTCATCTTCACGCGCTCCAAGGCTCCCATGGGGCCAAGCGCAAAAACCACCTTGGCAGAGTGGGCCGACAAGTACGGCTACCAGTTTGCCGACAAGCTAATCCCGCCGAGCTGGTTCTCCGAGCCGGGCCCTCCGAAGAAACCGGAAGAGGTGCTCAAGGCTGGTCCGTTCGGCTTCGTCCGTCCTAAGAAAGGCAAGTAGTCCACTGACTTTCAAATCCAACTGGAGGGAGCTGTGCCTCAAGGCGCTTTCAGTGCGCTGGATGGTAGCGGCTGCCCTCCTCACCTTTGCCGAAGTGGCTCTCCCCCTTTGGGCTCCCGAGTGGATGCCTCGGGGGGTCTTCGCGTCACTCAGCGGCTTGGCTACGGGTGGGGCCTTTGTGTCCCGCCTCATGGCCCAGACCAACCTCCCAGGTGAACCGTAATGGAACCCCTCCAAGTCCTCGCCGCCGCCGCGCTCGTGGTCGCCCTGGTGATCGCCGCCATGGTGGCTATAGGAGAGTGGGATGCCTAAGGTCTCACCCAAGGTAGCCATCCCGGCTGCCGCTGTGGTCGCTGGCGCTGTGGCAATCATCATGCCCTTCGAAGGGTTCTCCTCAAGGCCCTACCTCGATATCGTGGGTAAGGCGACCTACTGCTACGGTGAGACGGAGAACGTCAGGTGGGACAAGTCCTACACCCGGGCAGAGTGCCAAGCCCTCCTTGAGGACAGAGCCTACACCGGGTACTACATCCCCTTGACCAAGTGCATCCCCGGCTACGCCACCCTCCCCCAGCCAACGCAAGAAGCCACCCTCTCGTTTGCCTATAACCTAGGAACGGGCGCGGCCTGCAATGGGTCTGTGGGGAGTCTGCTATCTAGGGGCCACATCAAGGAGGCCTGCGATGCCCTGCTACTCTACAACAAGGCCCGCATCAAAGGGAAGCTCGTTAAAGTCAAAGGCCTCGATAAGAGACGGAAAGCCGAGCGTCAGGTCTGCCTCCAAGGCGCTTAGGCCCTGCGGCTCCCAACCACCAACATCAAGCTCTTCGGAGATATCATCAGATGGCGGCATTCTTTGCCTCTCTATGGGCCAAGGCACAATTGTACTTAGCGGTGGCAGGAGCAGTCCTCCTAGCCATCGGCATTGCGTTTCTTAAGGGCCGTGCTGCCGGCAAGGCCGTAGTTGCGGACACCATTACCAGACAAACGCAGAAGATCAATGAAAAGTTCCGCGACATTGACAGCCAACGTCCTGATTTCGATGGCGCTCTTGGCCGGCTGCGGGACCGGAGCAACAAGGGATGAGCCGGGCAGCGCACATCACCGCACGGTGGGCCATACTGGCTATCCTCTTGATTTGCCTCGCGTTCACCGCAGGTTGCAGCCCCACGTTCAAGTACGTGTGCCCACCCCTCAGCCCGCCCCCAGGTTCGACTATCGACGCCTTGGAGGCCCAGGGCAAAAAGGACCCCGCAACGGCAGCTTGGGTCATCGACTTGGACCGACATTACCAGAAACTGGACCAGTGTGCACCATGAGTCCCGACCTCTGGCGGCGAATCAATTTGGGGGTAGCCCTCGGGGCCATGGCCTTCATTCTCGCCTTGCTGCTCCTCTCGGGGTGCGGCTCACGGTACCAGCCCCCGGGGGAGGACCTTTGGCGCACCATCCGGTGACAAGCCGTCCACCTCCGCTGACCTACCGCAAGCGCGAAAAGACCTCCGTCATCATCCTCCATGATAGCCACACGGTTCCCGGCAAGGCGAACTTGGAGTGGTGGCTCAAGGTCAACGGCAGGAAGCTTGGCCTTCTGGAGATAGGCTACCACGCCGTCATCTTCCAGGATGGCCGCCTCCTCGAAACCAGACCTCATGACACGCAGGGTTCCCACACGCGAGGCTTCAACTCCGAGAGCATTGGGGTCTGCCTTGCGGGTGGCCGTAGGATCATCCCCGGCGACGATGGCGAAGAGATCGAAGTCCCCGCCGACAACTTCACGGAGGCCCAGCGGGCAACCCTCAAGTGGTACCTCGAATACCTCACGCCGGCATATGGCTCACTGTCCCTCAAGGCGCACTCCGAGCTTGGCATGCACAAGCATCGCCACATCCACTGCCCGGCCCTCAACATGGAGAAACTCCGAGAATGGCTGACATCAAATTGACCCCTCAAGCACGGCTCACGCCGCAGCAACAGGTCATCGTGGCCTACCTTGAGCGGGGCAAGACGCTCACCAACAAGACCGCCCTCATGTGCTTGGGGATTGGCTCACTGTCCCGCCGAATGACTGACCTCAAGGAGCTCGGCTACGACATCCTCAAGGAGAAGGAGTTCGATGAGCGGGACCAGACTTGGTACACGAAGTACAAGCTTGCCCCTCAGGAAGACGCCTAAGGCCACCGAGTGGTGGGAATACTGGGAGCCTGAACCTCCGTTGATTGGCTCACCGCCAGACGTGCAGGACGCCCCAGAGCCCACCAACTCGTCCCTGCTCGGGCCAGACGGAAAGCCCATCCCCTATGCCAGCAAAAAGCAAGGCTTCGCCGGCTTCACGGTCCTCAAAGAAAGACCCTAGTGGCGCTGCCACGCCGGACGCCTACGTAAGGTCCCTCACCGGGGCCAACCCCAACCTCCTCGTCCCGCACTACCTCATGGCCTGCTTCGCGTATTACGTGGAGGATAGCCCCGTCATCTCTGACGCCCTGTTTGACGAGATGAGCAAGGAGCTGTTGGCCAAGTGGGACAGCATTGAGCACTGGCACAAGGACCTTATCTCGGTGGACGACCTCCGAGCGGGGACCGGCTACGCCATCACCTACAACTCCCGAATAATAGGAGGGGCCAGACACATGGCTCTGATGTTCTGATGAGATACGCCTACCGCCTTAAGGGCGAAACAGCCATGGTCACAATGGATTATTCCGCCAAGGCCCCGGCCACCGCTGCCCTCTACGGACATATCGAGTTCCGCCCCACGGAGCACGGCATCGACATGTCTGACTGCATTAATGGCTGGCCTCGCAAGAAAGCCGTGAAAGAAGTCGCCAAGCGGGACTATGAGCTGGTGACCTTCTCGCTTGTCGAAAAGCCGCGCTACGAGGAGCTACTCGAAGCCGAAGCCCGGCTAAAGAGCCTCGAAGATTGACCGGTGAGGACCGCCCGGAGGGCAACGATCGAGTCATCTCCAAGTCAGAGTGCCCAAAGTGCCACCGATCCAAGGCCTTCGTTACCTATGCGGATGGCCACTCCCACTGCTACGGGGCGGGCTGCGATTACTTCGAGGCAGCACCGACAGGCTCGGACCCGAAGCCCACATCCAGTTCTCCTACCTCAAGGCCCTCCTCAGTGAATACGCTTGAGCCTGACTCCGGGTCCTGGCCCAGGGACGGTCTCCCCAAGCGCCGCATCAAGCTCGACACCATGCGCAAGTTCGGGGTCTTCACTCCAGGCTGGAATGGTGAGCGCGTCCAGGTCTACCCGTACTTCAACGCCCAGGGTGAGCCCGCAGGCCAGAAGCTCAGGACCAGCGATAAGTCCTCCTTCCCGTTCCTCAAGGCCGAAGGCTACCAGCCCCTAGCGGAATGCCAGCTCTTCGGCCGCCATGTGTTTGGCGATAGGTTTGACCGGCAGGTGATCATCTGCGAGGGCGAGCTTGACGCCATGAGCGTGGCCCAGGAGACGGACTTCAAGACCGCCGTGGTGTCCGTGAACTCGGGGGCCCAGTCCGCAGCGAAGGTCCTCAAGGCCAACTACCTGTGGCTGGACCGCTTCGAGGAAATCATCCTCTGGCTTGATGACGATGAGCCCGGCCAGCTCGCCACTGAGGAATGCGCCAAGCTCTTCAAGGTGGGCAAGGTGCGCATCGCCAAGGCGGGCAACGGGTTCAAGGACGCAAGCGATTTGCTCCAGGCCGACCGCCCGGGGGACATCAAGGCGGCCATCTACTCTGCCGTGAAGTGGCGGCCTAAGGGCATCGTCAACGCGGCGGACAACGAGGATGACGTAACGACCCCCAAGGAGGAGAGCCATGCGTTCTCCATTGACTGGCCCTGGGTGGAGTTGGGCGCAATGTTCGGCCCGATGCTCCCCGGCCAAGTCGTCTACCATGTGGCCGGCACGGGCGTAGGCAAGACCACCGCTCAAATCCACATCATCTTGTCGGCCATCCAGCAAGGCGCAAAGGTTGCCCTGCTCTCCTTCGAGGGGACCCGCCGAGAGATAAAGCTCGCCATCATGACCGTGGGTCACGGCGAGCGGGTGGACATCGAGCCGCTCCCTGACGACAAGATGAGGGAACTCCACCGGCTTTACTTCGGGCACCGCAAGCTTGAGCTTTTCGACCCGGAGACAGCCGAGTGGTCACAGGCCGCCATTGAGGGATACGTCCGGTACTGCGCTAAGGCGCTTGACTGCCAGATCGTAGTGATTGACCCCCTCAGCTACGTGGTGGCGGGGATGGACCAGAACGCCGATGAGCGCCGGGGCCTCGACATGGCAAGCCGCAACCTAGCGGGCATGGCCAAAGAGCTCGGGGTCCACCTCCAGATTTCGCACCACCTCTCACGGCCTGACACTGGGCCGGGCCATGAGGAAGGCGCACCGACCAGCCTCAAGCAAATTCGGGGGTCTGGCGGTATCGCAATGTTTGCCACCATCGTCATAGGCCATGAGCGCAACCAGCAAGCCGAGGGTGAGGATGCCCTCCTGACCCAGCTTCGCAGCCTAAAGAACAGGCCGCGCTCCAAGACAGGCCCTATCATGGTGGTAAAGTACGACGTGGAGACCGGGCAGCTTAGCCCGACCAACAAGCAGTTCCCCAGAGCAGGCAGCGGGCGAGTACCCCAGGCCGGCTCAAGGGACACTCCCTTTGCCCCCGCTGACGGGCAAGACTACTAGCATCACAGGAAGGACCACTCCAATTTTCTCACCGGAGTTCAACGCCGGGAAAGCCACCAAGGAAGACTTGATGTGCTACCTCACGGCGATGAGGATGTATGGGCAGGTCCAACACACTGCCTATGACGCCCTGCTCTCCTATGGGGTCAACTACAAGACCCTCCCGGAGTACAAGCAGATGGCCACCGTGGCGGAGCGCTCCACGCAGCTCAAGCCCGGTCCTGCCCAAGAGTACATCATCGCATTCCTGTCCCGCCTGGAGAACGCCATCAAGGCAGCCATCCGGCGCAAGCAGGCCTTTACGGTGGTGGTGGACAACACTCCGCCCTCACCGACCAAGCACTAAGCCTTAACCCCCAACATCATTGCCCCGAGGGAGCCCTCCATGAACGTACACAACGTTGTCCGTCTGCCTACCGACGTGTCCAAATACTACCGGCGCATGGAGTCTAGCATGCCGGACAAGCTGTTCTTCGTGGAGCGGCTCCCTCATGACGTTACGGTCTTTGCTGACTTCGGCTGCGGTGACGGTTCCCTCCTGGACTTCGTGATCCTTGAACGCCCAACCTGCCGGGCCGCCATCGGCTACGACATCTCCAAGGATGCACTGCGCCGGGCCTCCGCCAAGAACCCGGATGGCTTCTGGACCCCCAGCTTTGCCGCCTTTGGTGCCCGGATCGATCGATGGAAGCGCGAGGGCCACAAGGTCTGCCTCGTGCTGAGCTCGGTGGTCCACGAGGTGCTTGCCTCCCCGGCCGGCTTCATTGCTTTTTGGCGGATGCTCCGGGCCCTGGAGTGCGACTACATCGCCATCCGCGATATGGCCTGCGAGATTGACGCATTCTCCTCCCCTGCCGTTGACCAGGACAGGCTCCTTGAGTCCGGCCTCATGCGTGACGTGGTGCTCTACGGGACGGGCGGAAACTTCGCGTTCCAGAACCGAGCGGAGATGCTCCAGGCCCTCCTCAAGTACCGCTACGAGGACGACATCCACAAGGAGCTGGCGGAGAACTACTTCCCGCTGTCCGCCGAGCAATGGCTCAACGCGACCACCATAGGGTCTGGCTACCAGCTCATGCACTTCGACCACTACAGCCTGCCGTTCAATCGGGAGCGGTGGTTCGATGACTTCGGGGTCAACGTCCCCGACCCCACCCACATCAAGATACTTCTCAAGAGGATTTAGGCCATGCACAGTTATGGTGACATTGCGGACGCGCTACATGCTCGGGCGAATACATCAAAGGTATCCGAGACGCCTTCGACCGGCCGCCGCCCGATTGATGCAGTGCTGAGGAATGCCAGACTTACCGAAGGGAGGCTCACTGGTCAAATCTTTGCGGACTGGCGGGAGCGGTTCAAAGATGGAACCCTAGTGGTCACCTCGCCAGGGGTGGCCCAGTACCGGGATGTGGTTTACACGGCAAACACCGTGTACTTTGTGGCTGAGTGGGCGAACGAGTGAGTGCCCTCACCGCGCTGGGCCGCAGGCTCGGTGGCGACATCGAGTCTAACGGCCTCCTCAAGCCGATGAAGAACAAGGACGGCTCGATCACCCCCCGCATGGATCGTGTCCACTGTGTCGGCTTCCAGGATATCGACACGGACGAGGAGTTCTACTTTGGGCCCGCCGTCCCTGAGGGCCATCCCAAGTGGGACCCCATCGTGGGCAACCCCTGTGGCACCGTAGAGGACGGCATCAAGTTCCTCTCGCAGGCTGCCATGTCGGTCTTCCACAACGGCGTGGACTTTGACTACCGGGCCATCCGAGAGTTCTTCCCTCAGTACCCCCTCCCGCCCGAGCTGCGAGACAGCTACGTGGCCGCCAAGCTGATATGGCCGTATGACGTGCTCATGGGGCCGGACTACGAGCGGGCCAAGCGCGGGCAGATGCCCATGAACCTCCTCAAGTCCCACTCCCTGAAAGCGTGGGGCTACCGCCTGGGCGAACTCAAGGACGAGTACGACGGGGACCACGATAAGTACCCCAATGAGGAGAACGCCAAGGAGCGCTACGCCAGACGGTGGGAAGAGTGGAACCCCTACATGGCGTCCTACATGATGCAGGACAACCGCCCGATGGTGAAGCTCTGGAAGCTCATCGAAAAGCGGGCCGGATGGGTAGACCCCAAGCCCGGCGAGTTGGTCTGGCCCAAGAACGTCTTCGAGTACGAGCACGAGGCTGCCGCCATCATTGCCGAGCAGGAGGCCTTTGGCGTCCGCTTCGATGTGCCCAAGGCTCAGGCCTTCGAGGTCACCCTACGCAACGAACAGCGCCGCCTCTTCAAGGCCCTTGAGGATACCTTCGGGTCATGGTGGCAGCCGGGCAAAGTGGTGACCCCAGCGATTGCGCGGAACGTCCAACGCAAGGACCTCCCCAAGATTACCCAGCGGCGGTTCTCGGAGAAGACCGGCAAAGAGCTCGCCCCCTACGTTGGGCACCCGCTTGAGCGCTACTCACCCGACGCTCCTTACACGCCCATCGAACGGCTCACCTTTAAGGCCAGCTCCCGAGACCACCTCGGCATGCGCCTTCAAGACGTGTTCGGGTGGAAGCCCAAGAAGTTCGGCTCCACGGGGAAACCCACCGTAGACGAAAGTGTCCTTGAGGAAATCCCCGAGGCTGTCCTCCCCAAGGACATCCGCAAGATGATCCTGGATTTCTTCGTGGTCAACAAGACGCTGGGCATGCTGGCCCAGGGCAAACAGGCTTGGCTTAACCTTGTCACCGAGGAGGGACGCATCCATGGACGAGTTGATCCCTGCGGCGCTGTCACTGGACGAGGAACGCACTCGAACCCGAACCTTGGTCAATGCCCAGCTATCAATAAGGCTAAGGTTGTCAACGATGATGGCAGCAAGACGGAGGTCATACTTCGAGGTCTTGAAGGCCGTTACGGCTATGAGTGCCGTGAGCTCTTCATTGCGGATGATGGCTGGGAGCAGACCGGCGTTGATGCTAGTGCCCTTGAGCTCATTGACCTTGGGCATTACCTCGTACCGCACGACGGAGGGCTTTTTCGAGACCGTGTTTGTGACCCCAATAGGGACCCGCACACTGAACACGCTGAGCTCACCGGCCTTACCCGAGCCGATACTAAGACTGCAACGTACCTCTACATATACGGCGGGTCAGCGTACAAGCTCTCCCTGGACATTGACGTAGAGGCCCACGAGATACCCGAGCTGCTCCGGTACAAGGGGCTCCCCATGTTGCTCAAGGCCCTGGAGCGCCGCTTTGATGCAGACTTCGTGGCCAAGCTTGATGACCGGCAGAAAGCCAAGATCGTCCAGGCCCGCAAGATCATCCTCGCGTTCGAAGCCGGTATCGACGGCATCAAGGAACTCAAGGATGGCGTCTCGGCTGTGGCCAAGCGGGGATGGCTCAAGGGCATGGACGGGAGGAAGCTCCACGTTCGCAAGGCCCACGCCGCGCTCAACACCTTGCTCCAGTCGGCCGGGGCCCAGACCTGCAAACTCTGGATGGTCCTCACTCACCGCAAGCTGCGGGCCAAGGGGCTGGTCTCTGGGGTGGACTACAAGCAAGTACTCTGGGTCCACGATGAGCTCCAATTCACGCACAAGCCGGGCCTAGCGCCCACCATCAAGGAGTGCGCCTTCGAGGCCATCCGTGAGGCGGGAGAAATCCTGGGCCTCCGTGGGGTCTACCGGGGCGATGCCAAGACCGGCTTCAACTGGGCGGACTGCCACTAAGTGGAATACAAAGGAATTATCCTATCGCTATGCGACGAGTCCGGCGCATGGTCACGGCCTTACGTTGCCCTCGGGTACAAGGTCATCCGGGTAGACCCCAAGCACGGCGTGTGGCGGGAGCACTACCAAGACCGGGGGATGACGGACAAGCAGATTGGCAACGGAACAATGAACGAGATGGAGGATGGTGGCTTCGGCCTCTCCGCCTCTGTCCAACTCTTAGCCAACATCCTCAGCGCCAACCCGACTTTCTTTGGGCTACCCGTGCGGGGCATCCTAATGGCTCCGCCTTGTACGGACTTCTCGGGGTCTGGTGCTCGCCACTGGCCGGCTAAGGACGAAGATGGCCGGACAGCCGTTTCCGTCTCAATCATCCGTGCATGCCTGCAAGTCAAGGACATCCTCAAGCCAGACTGGTGGGTTCTAGAGAACCCCGTAGGTCGGCTGGCTCGCCTCGTTCCCGAGGTCGGCAAGTACCGCATGACCTTCCACCCGTGCATGTACGCCGGCTGGCTCGAAGACCCGGACACCGAGGCCTACACCAAGCTTACCTGCCTGTTCGGCAACTTCAATGCGAACCTTGAGCGCCGCGACGTGGAGCCCATCATGTTCACCTTGAAGAACGGCAAGCGGGGAAGTTGGATGTTCGCCAAGCTGGGCGGGAAATCCGAGCGGACCAAGGAGCTGCGATCCAAGACGCCCGTTGGCTTCTCTCTGGCGTTCGCTGCGGCCAATCCGTGAACTACCGAGGGGAAGTCCCCGAGGAGCTCTGGCTAGTGCTTCGCACCGCATGGGGGCGACCCATCTCCATCCAATCCGACTTTGCCCGCAGGTACGCCGTTGAGGTCTGCCTCGCCGCGTCCATGGGCCTCGTGTCCACCATCAAGCCAAACGGCTCTGGGTACACCACCCAGTGGCGTCTCACCTCTGCGGGTATCACCGCGCTCGAACACAAGGAGAAACTCGCATGAAGAACTGGAAGGCGCACCGGGAGGCGCTCGTATGGCTGGCCAAGTTGATTGGCTTCGCCGTCATGGCCGTGTTCGTACTCGTGATGGCGGCAATTGGTGCGGCGGCTCTGGAGAAG